GCTCAGGCCGCACTTCGCTCCAGATGTCGTAACCGGCGTCGTCTAAGACCGCTTCAGGAATCGGCACAATGACGGCCAGTTCTTCGGCGTCAATGTACTTGTTGGCCCATGCCACTTCCGATGTTTGCTTGAGGCCGGTGTCAGCGGCGACAAAGTAGGCGGTGGCAAAGGCGGAAAGGACGGGCATACGCGTGCGGCTGGTTGGCATGTCGGGTAGACGACGCGCCAGTTGCAGAAGCGGGTTGGTGTCCGCTACGCCTTTCATAATGTCCCGCGCCACGTTTTCGGGGATGAGCGCACCACTGTCGGTACGGTCCATAATCGAGTTATAGGGCATTTCTGTATAGCCTTATCTGCGCCCTGTGGCGCTCCTTATGTAGTCATTCATGCTGGGTGTTGCCGGCGGCGAACCGTTGCCTACGCCGGCATTGCCGGGTGGCGTCTTGCGCCCAAATAGTTCCGGCGCTGCCGCCTTAATCGCCGGCCAGTCCGGGTCGCCGCGCTTCGTGAAGAGTCCCTCGGCGACGGCAACCGCTAACGCCACCTTTGCGTTGGTGCAAGCGATTTCCGGCCTGCTGGCTTCCTCAAAGAACACGGCTCGTTGTTCGGCTTGCTCTGCGCGTGCAGATGCTTCCGCCAATGCCGTCTCTGCCGCGCTGCCCTTTTCAACCTTCTTGGCTGCTTCTCGCAATTGGTCAGCGTATTGGCGGCGTTCTTTGGCGTTCTCTGAGCGCAACTCCCGTATCATCTTCTGGATGTTGGCGGGTAGTTTGTCCACCTCGACCGGCGTGTTCTCGTCTACCACTTCCGGCGTTGGTTCCTGACCATTACCGTTGGGGTTGTTGGGTTCCTGACCCTGTGTGGTTGGCTCCTGGCCTTCCATGTGATGCTCCTGGTAGAAATAAAAAACGCCCACCGGCCATTGCTGGCTCGTGGGCGTCGTGCGCTCTACTGCTATTCAATTTCTGCTGCGTCTATCCTACTCTATATCTGCCTTGATTTCAAGCATGGGAAGATGCACCACATATTCACGCAAATCGAAGATGGCCGTTCCGCCATTGCGATGCACCTCCAATAGCAACTGTCGCCCATCAATGCGCGCGCACAGCTTGCCGCGTGAATCACGAAGCTCTTGCCAGATGACGGCGGTTGACTCGGCGACAATGGCTTGGTTGCTCATTCGTTTTCCTCGACAAAGAGGCCAACCCCAACAAACTTAGCAGCGTTCCTAAAGTTCACTTCCCAATCGACGCGTTTGACCGTCCCATATCTAAGGCCTTTATGTGACTCAAAAGTGAAAGTTTCGCCGGCTCTTGGGATAATGTCCATTTCAAAAATGTAGTGAGGTTCCTCATCTTCGCCAAAATAGAGGCAGACCGTTGTTGTCGCCATATTTACGTCATCTCCCTGAGCGGCACCGTCCGCACGCCCGGCCCCCACGTCACATTCTGTGTAACCTGCACGGTGTCCGCTAACTCAATCTGGCCTAAGCGCCATGCCTCATAACGGCCTTTGCCCATGATCGCCTCCTGCGCCCCGCTATCCTGCGCCCGAAGCCAGTCCTCGCCGCGCTGCCACTGTGGTTCCGGCGCTCCGCGCACAATCGGAATCAGCGCGCATCGACACGCAGGATGAGTCGGCATTAGTTCGTCGGTCTCGTACTTAGTTCCTTCCAGCAAAATGCAACTAAGACAGGTCCGAGTGTCGTGTGCGGCTATTCGGGTGTATCCCGTCGTAATGCCGCTGGCAATATATTGTTGCCTCGAACTTTCGTTATAAACGCGGAGGGTTTCCGTGCGACTTATGAGCAGCATCCTGTTCAGCGTGCCTGTCATACCCTCGGCCATCATCTTGGCCGTCTTGCGCGGCCCCCAGCCTAACGCCACTCCGTCCACAAGCGCCGTGGTGAGGCCTTGCGCCGATAGCGGCCATGATTGTACTAAGATGCTATTTAAGGGCGTCCCTGCCCCCGTTAAACCAACCATGTGTTCAACGGCGGCAACGGGTAGCCTGTTAAACGTCGTGGAGACTTGCGCGGCAATGGCCTGTTGGCTTTGCGTGATGCCCGCCGCCGCCATGGCGCGCTGCCCGTCTGTGATAGTCGCTTCGGCGTACTGCGTGTACTTGGCCTGCTCCGCCGTCAGTTGGATGAGCAGTTCACGGTAGCGTACGTCGTTGAGCAGCATGTTGGCCGTGACCGGCAAGCCGGCTGCCTGGCGTGCAATCATGTCCATTGCCAACGCTTCCATTTGCCCGTAGAGGCGGCGCTCCACCGCTAACCAACGGCGCGCCATTTCCGCTTGCTGGGCGCTGCCGGCGCGGGCGATGTCTCTTTTAAACGACCTCATCAAGGAAACTACGGTTGATTCAGGCATTATGTCGCCTCTGGCAGCTCGGAACGGTCCGAAGGACACTGTGCCAATAGATAAACGCGCACGACCACGCTTACTTCTCCCGTATCGATGGGCATGTAGTCCCACGTAACTCTTTGGACCTGCCCTCTAATTTCTTCGCTGCCCTCATGCGGGAGGGAGAAGATAACCGTATCGCCAACACGCGGAATGAGTTCCATTCTAAAATCAAATGCAAACGATTCCTCGTGACTCTCGCCCCAGTGGAGGATGACCATTGTTGTCATTTCTTACTATCCACGGCTCTCGCCTTCTTAGCGGCAGCCGGAGCGTATCGTGCCGCCCTGTTGATGATGTTGCTGCGCGCTTTCTTGCTCTTAGCATGGCCGCGTAGACGGATGGCACTCATGGCACTACGTTTATCGAACACGGGGAATTTTTTGCCCTTGCCCACGCCATGCTTGCGCCGCGCTGCTGCAGAGACGCCGCCGCTTCTCGTGCGATTCCGCTTAGTTCCACGTTTTGCCACTATGCAACCTCCAGTAATGGCAATTGCCATTGCGCCTCGGTGATGCGCTTCTCGGCGATGGCAAAGTATCCAGGGTCAATCTCACAGCCGATAAAACTGCGTCCTGTCTTGACGGCTGCAACTCCTGTTGTGCCGCTGCCCATGCAGAAATCTAGTACCGTGTCGCCCGCGTGGGTGTAGGTGCGAATGAGGTAGGAATAGAGCGCAACCGGCTTTTGGGTTGGGTGACAACTGTCATTGTTGCCGTTCGGGATTCTCAATAAATTGCGCGGGTAATTCGTGTGTTCGCTGAATCCAAATTGACGCTCGTTGCCATAAACGGAATGGCCCATGATCTTTGTAGCTTTCGCTGGTCGGCTATTGTTGAACAATCCCCGCCTAAGTCCTTGCGGGTTGTATGTATGTAGCCCCTTCGCAAACAAACAAATATCTTCAGTTGCCACCAAAGGACGAAGGGCCGAATTGAGATGCCCCTTTGCGTTTGTCTTTTCCCATACCCACGCATAGCGAAACCACTCCGCATTACTCATCACCAACGCGCTTGTAAACGGTTGGCTTGCCGTCGTCACAAATGCGCCTCTTGGCTTCAGCACGCGCTTCACTTCCTCCCACATCGGCGCAAAGGGAATCACGGTATCCCACGCGCAGGCGGTTGTGCCATAGGGTAAGTCGGTAATGATGGCGTCAATAGATTGCGCCTCCATTCCCCGCATCGCCTCCAAACAATCACTCAGATGGAGCGTTACCATTGCCATTCACCCCCGCCCCGTTCTGGTCGAAGTTCCTTTGCGCGTTGGTCAAGGCCACGGCCAGGCTCTGCTGCTGCCCCGCCGTCTCCTCCTGGCGTGCCGCTTCCAAATCGTCCAGCTCCTGCTCGGTGTAGCCCTCTTGCTCCATCTGCCACATGAGCGGGATGCCGGCGGCTACGCTCTCCTTGCGAATCAGCGCCTGCGTATAAGGCTGCACCGTCTCCGGCTCGTCAAAGATGGGGATGATAGCATCGTCGGCAATGACACCCATGCCTGCCACCTGCATCATGAACTGCGCCAGCTCCGACCATGTCGCCGTCCAGCGCGTAATGTACTTTTGCGCCTTGTGATTGAGCGGCGCTTCCATCGCAATCAGGGCTTCGCCGGATGGGTCGCCGCCCTGCCCAAAGAAATAGTGTTTCGGCGTGCGGCTGATAATGGCAATCGCCGTCGTCCACTTGTCGATCGCTTCGAGGTAGTTGGATAGTTCGGTGGAAGCAAACTGCCCCACGGCCGTTGGCTGCCCCTCGCCGTCGCTGCCGGGGATGTCCCAAATCAGGTTGGGCGCATTCTTAAACTTTCCGGGCGACGCCTGCGAGATAATGTACCGCTGCGGAAAGGCGCCGTATTCGGCGGCGATCATCATGTCCGATAGCAGCTTGTTGATAGCGTTCTGCGGCTCGATGACGTTGGCTAGTTCGCTGGAGATGACGCGGCGTTCCCGCTTGAAATGGAACACGGGGATGGCGCTGTAGGGGTTAAACTCGCTGTCCTGCAGCACGAATGACTTGCCGTTGGATACCTCGTTGGCATAGGTTAAGTTCGTCGTGTCCATCACGCGGTTGGTAGAGCGATAGTATTCGAGGCGGTCTGGATAGTAGAGGGTCAAGAGCCGGTGGCCGTCGTCGTCTATCCACCACTTAGCGGCAAAGCGTTTTCTACGCGGCTGGTCTGCTTCGTAGAACAGATGCACATTGCGGGAATCGTTGTAGTAGGCTTCCGGCTGTCCCGTCTGTTCATCCGGCCAGGCAATGACAAACGATTCGCCCGTCACCAGCGCGGCAAGGTGAACATCTTCAGACTCTAAGACCACCTCAGACGCTTCCATGAGCGTGGCAAGGTTGGCCGATGCTTGGTCGTCGTCGGCAATGAGGATGCGCTGTAACTGGATGCGGTCAGTGACGCTATTGACCACGACACTGCACCAGTTTTGGGCGAAGCGTGAACGCAGGTCAACAAAGAGGTCGTTGAGTCCCTCACTGGCATAGATGAGCGGATGCCGCCCCTCGTAATATTGCCAATAGTTTGTATAGCGCGGCGTCTTGTAAAGTAACGTTTGTACCGCTAACTCTAGGTCGTCTGTCATCCTTGGTAGCTTCCCCCTTCACGCTTTGGCCTGCCCAACATCAACTCCGTAAAAGCCCATACTGCCGCGTCTAAGCGGTCAGGACTTTTGTCGCCGGGCAACCAAGTGCAGTTATGGACAAGGATGCCATTGGCGTAATACTCAGGATGTTCTTCAACGCTTAGATTGTAGACGGGCTGCTTTTTCTTTAGCTCTCTCAATCGCACGATGGTACTTGCGGCTGCACTCATTGCTGCACCATCTTGCACGGGTGCAAGTGCTTTCAAATTGCCGTCCACATCCATCACAGGTATGCTCGCGAGGGGCAATGCTCTCCCATTGCTTGGCGCTATTTTTTCGCCGCCGTTCCGTTTCAAATGTCGCAATTCCGTGAAGATGTTGCTTGGCGTGATCGGAATGGGATATGCACTCAAGGTTTTCAAGAGCGTTGTTCTGCTTGTTGCCGTCTCGGTGATGAACATGCCATCCTTCTGGAATCGGCCCCTTGTTATCTTCCCAAATGACTCTGTGCAGCAACTTGCCAGTTGTTGCGTTTCTGTAATATCCGCCTTTGTTTTGAATTGAATAAAGGCGTCCATTGTATGTGACCTTTGGACCCCACTTGCCATCGGATAGTGGTCTATTTGGCATTGCAATGTCTCCAGTGTATTTCCTATGTTTAGTTGAGATACGGGGATAAATCCCCTCTCCATAGTATACACTGGATGACTCATTGTTGTACATAGATACCGCCCGCAACTCGACAATATCTCGACCACTTGCGCGCTTGGATTGGTACAACCAGCCCAAGCAACGGGACGATAGCCATAACGCGTCAAAACGAGGTCTCCCGCCACAATGGAATCAATGCGCTTGTTGCCGGATGCCGTTGCAATCAGGGTGTCACCCGCAACGCAAAGCTGATCTTCTAACTCCTCATAAGTGCCGACATGCTTGCACCGCCCATTCTCATAGAGCGTAGAGACCGGCTCGGCGCGTGTATGTTTGCCGCGGCTGGCGTGTAGTTGCTTATAGGGAATCTTTTCGCTGTCGCGTTCTTCCTGGCGGTGCAGTTCCCTTGCCGCTTGCTCCACCACAAATTTCACCATGTCGCCGCCGTTGTTGGTTTCGGCCACAATGCGGTCGGCTTGCCAGCGATCAAAGGCGCGCACGACAGCAGCGCCCCACTCGGCCGGCGAACCGCGCAACGTGCAATCTTCCAGCAAGTAGCCGATCTCATTCTCATCTATGCCGGCGACAATGATGCCCGTCTCGGCGCTGGTGGCCGTCGCCGTCGCTTCCGGGTCAACTGCGACCACGATGCGGTAGAGTGAAGGAGCAGACTTGACGCGGCTGCGTTCTAACGTTGCCCGCGTCCAAAGGGCGCCTGGAATCTCGTCAATGTCCTCGGCCATGATCTCCTGGCGATAAGCTAAGTTGCTCATGTCGCCGGAGATCTCGCCCAGAGCATCGCCGCTCAAATAGGGATTGTCATGGCTGCTAAAGGTAAAAGCCGCCCAACGCCCGCTAACGTCTGCTTGCGCCTGTGCAAAGAGCTTGGCGGCGTGTTTCTTGTCATGCGCCTTGCTGACGCCCGCCGTGCGCGCTGAAGGCGGCGTGTAGATAAAGACGGCATCGCCATCGTTGTCCAGCAGCATCGGCGCGCCGACCACGCCCCAGGCATCTTCATTCATCAGTTGCCACTCGTCGAGGATAAGCAGGTCGGCGTAATCGCCGCGTAAGGTGTCGCTGTTCCAAGCCGTTTTTGCCTTGATGCGCTGCTCCGTGCCGCGCAGTTCAATCGTTTTCTCGGTTTCGTTTTTGGTGTACAGCCCGGCGTCGATGCACGGTTGCAAGGCGTCGCGCACATGCCGCCAAAAGGTATTGATCTGGTCAGCGGTGGGCGCGGCGTAAAGTACCCTGCGTCCGTTTAGAAAACTCTCCACGGCCTTGATCGCCATGCCCACCGTTTTGCCACCGCGTCGTCCTGCCCGTACCACGATGCGTTTGGCAGGAGATCGTAGAAACTGGCGCTGTTTGGGATGCGGCTTATTCAGATGGACTGTTAACGTTGTCGTCGCCATACTGCACCTTCACGATGATTTCGCCCGACTGTTGCACATTATCCGTCCACAACTTGTGATGCTTGCCGATGGTCACCAGCGCGGTCTGGGCATCGTGAAACTCGATCACACGCCCGTACTGTGTATCCTTGATTCCCTTGATCAGATGGGCCTTGCCATCGTCAACCATGCGCTGTAAGTCAACTCCATCTACTGTCAGATAGGCGCTATATGCAGCTCTGGCCTGCTCTGCGAGACGATCCAACACTTCATTGGCGGACATCGCACGTTCGTCAACGCGGCGT